TTCGCGCAGGTTGGCCAGGTCATAGGCGGCTAGTTGGCCCGCCTGCTTGGCGCTGCGGACGTGGGTGTACTCGATCTCCAGCGAGCGCGGCTCGCCCCGGTCCTCGTCGCGATAGACGGAAGACGTGACCTCGCCGGCCGGAACGTACTGCCAGCCGTTCGCCTCCGACTTGTAGCGCGGGATGATGGTGTTCTTGCGCTCGCGCCGTGGCGTCAGCGGCCGGATCTCGGCCTGCCCGATCAGGTCGTCGCGCGTGTAGGTGTAGGTCGCGACGCGCGGGGCGTTGACCATGACGCTGATCTGCGCGCCTCGGCTGATCGGCTCGCCGCCGCCCGCCTGAAGCATGGCCAGCAGCGTCTGGAACTTGCCGTCGCCCGTCGACCATTCGCCCGAGATCGTCCAGGCGTTCGCATCGGCAATGTTGGCGCCTTCCACGAAGGCGGGAATGTCGATGGCGCTGTCCGGCGCCCCGATGCCCGCGATCCGCTTGGTGCGGTCGATCGTTCCGTCGACGTTCAGCTTGTAGTGACCGCGCACCCACGCGAGGGCGTGGTCATAGGGGTTCTCCGACCAGCCCCAGGTGCGCCAGTCGTCGCGGCGCTGCGGACCGCTGCCGCCGGGATAGGTGTCGTCGTAGCGGGGCTGCCAGACCTTCATCCAGCGACCGATCCAGCGTGGATCGGGCACGCCGTTGGTGAAGACGTCCCGGTCCTCCGGGTTCTTCGCCAGCACCATCGTCCAGAAGCTGAAGGCAGTCTGCGGCGCGGCGTGCTGCGTGCCCCAGCCGGTCAGGCCGGGGTTGCCGTACTTCAGGCCAGTAGGAGGCAGCAGCGCCGCATCGCCCGGCAGGCCCAGCGTCGTCCGCTGCCACATGTCGGCGGCGTAGAAGCCGGTCGCCTCATTCTGCGGTCCGCTGAAGGTAACGGTGGCTCCGTCCGCCTCGAAGCGCGGGACCTGATCGATCGGTCCCAGCGACAGGGCGATCCCCAGCGACATGGCGACCTTCTTGTAGCCCCACGTCGCCTGAAAGACCTTGTTGCCGCCCAGAGCGGTGTAGCCCATCGCGCCGCGGATCGGGGCCTTGGGGTCGGGCTTGAAGTCGAGCGTGGTGCCACTGGACGGCGTATTCGGGCGCATCAGGGCGGCAGCCGCGACCGAAAGCCCGATCATGGCGCCGGTCTTCACCGCAGCCCCGGCCAGAGCAATGGTTGCGCCTTCGCCGATGGCGGCCATGACGCCGATCTTGGTCAGGCCGACAGCCGTCGCCGTCACAGCAGATGACCATGCGGCAGCCGCCCAGGATGCGACGACTGGAAGGGCTTGAGGCATTACAGAACCCTCCAGGCCGCTGTGTATTGGTGATTGACGATCTCGCCGCACACGCCGTCCAGAAACCCGAGGACGTTGTTGCGGTGCAGGACAACCTGCATGGCGTCGCCCATGCCGCCTTCGCCGGCGACGCAGCAGATATCGCCTACACGCGCCTCTGCCGGCGCATCCCAACGCGGAAAGTGCTGATCCATGATCTCGGCGAGCGACGAGACGCCCAGGCGCTTGAGAGCACGGCGCGCACCGACGGGCGTGGAATACGACCCCGCTTTCAGCAGCGAGGCCTTGAAACCTAGTTGCCTCAGGTGAAAGGCCGTCATCCGGGCGCAGTCTGTCGCCCCGAGGATCAACGGCTGTCCGTTGAACCGGGCGAAGGTGGCTTCCGTGGCGGCCACCCGCAACTCAAGCTCTGTCATACTTGGTCGTATCTCGCGTGGTCGTTGCCGCCGCCGATGGAGCCGTTGCCGCCGCCGTAGGAACCGCCCGAGCCCGAGGACGGCCCGTTGTAGCCCCAGAACAGCTTCTCACCGGCGTTGGTGACGTGCTGGAAGGCTCGGGCGCCCGAGCCGAACAGGTACGTCCAGAAGGCGTCGTTCCAACGATGCCCCTCGTTGTCGTCGAACAGCCGCTCCCAGATAGTCGCCAGTTCCAATTCCAGCAGCGACGAGTTCTGGGCGTGGTTGAACCCGGCGTCGTCCAGCTCACCGACGAAGCGCACGTCCGGTTCGCCGATGACCTGGCCGGTCTGCCGGTCGATGGCGGCGGCGTAGATGGTGACGGGCGAGCCCTGGGCGCTAGGCGCGGTCAGGGCGGCGATGGCGGCGTTACCGGTCGGGAGCAGTTGCACGGTCTGGCGGGGCGCTTCGGTGCCCTCCGCCTCGGTGAACTCGCCGAAGCCCGCAATCTTGCCGAAGTCGGCATCCTCGGCCGTGTACGACTCCCCGCCCCACAGCACGAAGCCCGAGCCATCCACCAGGCGGATCGTCTTGCTGGGCAGTTCGATTTTCAGCAGGTGGACCAGCAGGGGATTGCGGGCCTGGAGCGCGGCCAGCATGGCCGGAGACATGGACATCAGGCGCGCTCCTTGATGGTGAAGCGGAACGGCAGGTACTTCGACCGGCTTGTGTTCCAGGCCTGTTCGTTGCCCTGCACGAAGCCCTCGATCTTGGGCTCGAAATCCAGGGCGGTCCCGGCCGGGGGCTGGCGCCGCAGCATCGGCTCGATTTGCAGGGTTGCCGTGGTGCCCGCGCCGACAACCACATCCGCGACCGCGACCTGATAGAGGTAGGACTGCCCTCCGATGACGAGGCTGAAGAACTTCCCCTCCCGGATCACGTCGCCGGGGATCAGGCCGCTGACAGGCAGCGACGTACCCGCCGAACCAGCCGAGGCGACGACGGGCGAACCGTAGGACCGGGGCTTCACGCCGGGCTCAGGGAAGGCCAGCCGCACCGTCTCTTTCAGCCCGCGCACCAGCCGCGACAGGTACTTCATCCCATGCTCGGCGTACTCGGCAGGGTATGTCTCGACATCGATGGCCCAGCGATCCCCCATGCGCAGCACCTTCGACTGCGGACCGCCGAGGATCGGGTCCTGGTCGACGCCGAAGCTGACGTAGCGCGGGACCGCCTCCTTGATCGGAGGGCAGGCAGGAAGTTCGATCATCCGACGAGGCTCTGTCTGCGGCGCATGTTTGCCGTGCGCTGTTGGTCTTGGACGGTGGCGACGCCCATGGCTGTCGTCTGCACGCTGACGCGGCCGGAAACCGCCTCGATGGTAGGCTGGAAAAGGGCGCCTTCTTCGACAGCCATCTTGATGATGATCGGCTGCTGCTGGGCCTGACTGGCGCCGCTGATCCGGTTGACGGCCGCATTGACGCCAGGGATCACCGTCCGTCCGACCACGCCGCCTTGCGCATAGCCGGGCATCCCGCGCCGTAGGGCCTCGACAGCTGCCGGGCCGCCGTGGCGCGCAACATCCTTCTGGCTGAAGACGACCTCGCCTTTGTGGACGATGCCCGCCGCCTGTTTGACGCCGCCGGGCCCCGTGTACCCGCCCTGGTCGAACAGCGGGAACTTGGTCATGTTGGCGCCAGCTATCGCCGCCGCCATCGAAGCTCCGGCGGCTGCACCGGCTGCAGTAATCGACGCCGCCATAGTGGCGCCAGCAGCCGCGCCGGCGCCCGTAATGGCAGGCGTGACCGTGGCGGCTATCGCCGCGCCTTGGGAAACGCCCTCAGCCACCGCATCCACGCCGCCGAACATGGCGTCGAAGATCTGCTCCCCCGCCTTCTGCATCATCGTATCGGCGAAGTTGCCGAACTGATTGGACAGGAAGCCCTGAAGGTCGCCTGTCATCGCCGCGCGGATGCCGTCGCTGAAGGCGGTGGCGAACAACTCCCGCTGTTCGCCATAGGTGGCGGCGACCCGTTCCTGAGTGACTTCGGCGGTTGCGCGGCGGGCGGCCTCGGCCTTGTCCAGCCGGCCGTCCTGCTGATAGCGCGCCGTCCGCTCGCGGATGGCGGCCTGGTCTTGAAGCTCCTTGGTCAGCGCCCGGTTGCCGCTCAGCTGGGCCACCTGAAGCCGGTGTTCTTCCCGCGTGATTTCCAGCGCACGGCGCGCAGCGTCCGCCCGTGCCGACTGGATCGAGGCCAGAATGCTCGCGGCCTTCGCCTCGGCGCTCGCCTGATCCGTCGACACCTTGGCCAGGGCGACAACAAGTTCGCGACGCTCGATCTCTTCTTCAATCGCCCTGACGCTCGCCCAGTTCTCATCGACGCGAGCGATGTCCAGGTCCCAGTTGCGGATCAGCTGCGCCTCTTCGCGCTCCCTCGCGCGGGCACGGGCCTGATCCAGCTGCGCCTGAGCCTCGGCGCTGATGCGCTCGGCTTCGGCGGCGCGCACCCCTGCATCTTTCAGGGAGCGAATGCGGGCGGTGATCTCGGCCGACCGTTCCAACTCACGGACAAGCGCGGCCTGCTGGTCGAGTTGCGCGATTTCAAGCGCCGTCTGGGCCTTGAGGTCCTCCAGCATGCGCGCCCGCTGTTCGGCGCGGCGCGCCTCGCCTTTGTCCGTCTTCCCGCTCGACGACGCCCTGTTGAACCGCTCTGCCTCTTCTGTCGCCTCCCGAAACGACGCCTCCATGGCGTCAACGACTTTCCACTGCGCCTCGACCAGAGCCGTGGCCTCGCGCACCTCCCGCGTATCCAGCAGGGGCGTTTCGGACGGCAGACGGGGCTTACTCGCCTCACGGGCGACCTGCTCATTGACCTGCCGCTGGAACGACGTGCCGACCTCGCCGCCGAACATGGCGCTGACGCCTTCGGTTCCCGACTGCTTTGCGCGACCCTCAGCCGCAGCCTTGAGCGCTCCGAGCCGCGCGAGTTCCACCCGCTCCAGATCGATCAGCGCCCGGATTTCCTGACGGATAGCAGCCGCGCGCTCACCTGATGCCGTAGCCAGTTCGCGCGTGAGTTTCTCGAGCTTGGTCTTCGCCGGAGCGGCCCGCTCTTCCACTTCCTGCAAGGCGCGAACGGCGATGGCCGCGTCCGTATTCTGTTGCGCCAGCGCGAACAGACCAACGGTCAAGGCAGCGACGGCGGTTACAGCAAGGCCTACTGGCCCACCTGCCAACGCCATCAGGCTGGCGCCCAGGCCCTTTGTAGCCAAGCTAAGAGCAGCTTTTTGCGCGGCGGCAGCCCCCAACGCAGCCACATAGCGCACACCAAAGAACGCACCTATCGCCGTGAGGATCGGCAGGATCGTATCGAGGTTCTGGGCAAGGGTGTTGATCGCTTGAGCGACCCGCGCGCTCGCTTCGACCGCATCGTCGGTTTGACCGACATACTTGATCAGTTCGTTCCGCAAGCCGGTCAGAGCTTGGCCTATTGTCAACGCCGAAGCCTGCGCCTGCTTTTCGACCTCCGGGAACCCCTTCATCAGAGCGTCGAAGAACGCCTCGCTGCTAACTTTGCCGTCCAGCACCGATTTTCTGAGGCTGGCGACGGAGACCCCCATCCCGCGCGCCGCAGCCTGAGCGAGGACAGGGACGCCCTCGAGAATGCTGTTCAGCTCCTCAGCGCGGACCGTTCCCGCGCCCAGCGCTTGCCCCAATTGCAGCAGAGCGCCGGAGGCGGCCTGCGTTGAAGTCCCCTGAACGCGCAAGCTGGCCGTAACGCCGTCAACAAACCTCAAAAGGTCCGCTTGGCTGACGCCCAACTCCTTGGTTGATAGAGCGACGCGACCATAGAGCTCGCCCAACGCCGAGACGGCGACGCCATTACGCGTCGCGCTTTCGAACAGGTGGTCCTGAACCTTGGCCATCTGCTGACCTGCCAGGCCAACGACTTGAAGGCGGTTCTGTAGGGCGGTGTATTCGTCCGCCATCGACGCGACCTCGCGCGCGCTGAACGCAGCGGCCAACGTCCCTGCCAGACGCTGCACCTGGCGCTCCGCATCACGCATCGCGCGCTGACTGCCCGCGTCGAACCCGCCGAACGACAGACCGCGCCGCAGGCGCTTGTTGGTCGCGTCGAACTTCTTCTCAATGCGGTTCAGGTTCGCGTCCGTGCGGTTGGCCGCCTGAAGCATCGCCTTCTCGAGACGCTGAAACCGGCCATCCAGTTCGACGCCGAAAATTTCTGTGTCTTCAGCCATTGCCCAGACCCCATTGAAAAAGGGCGGCCCGCCGGACCGCCCTGACACTGTTTTCAGCTCGCCGAAGTTCGTCAGCGACGCCCTATCGCCTTCACGACTGCCCCCGCCGCGACCAACAGCCACCCGCTGAGAAACACGGTAAGGCTGCTAGCCAAGAACATGTGCCGCACGGCGATCTTGTCCATGTTAGCAACACGCTCGGTCAGGGAGACCGGCACAGTGACGTCCACGAAGAATGAAATCGCAGCGGTGACGACCCCCAACGCGATCATAACCCAGCCCGCACCGCCCAAGCTGAGCGTGGGGCTGGGTTCGAACTGAAGCCGAGGTTCTTGTTCCTGAGACATCCTAGCCCTCCCAAATCATATCGGGAGGCTAGGTCATGCGTATTTCGCCATCAACTCCAGATGCTCGGCCTCAGCCATGGGCGGCGGTTTGGCCGCCCCGCCATGCGCCTCGGCATAGCCGGCCATCGCCTGGGCGAACTCCCAAAGGGTCATGCGCCCGACTTCGCGCGCGCTCCACCCGACGACCGCCGCCGCGCCGAGGATGCGCCCGAACCGGATCTTGCCTCGCGGGAGCGGGTCGGGGTCTTCGCTCCCGCCGCCGACTCCCCCAAGGGGTCGTCCTCCGGGCCGAACACGACGGCGGACAGAACCTCATGGGCCAGCGGGGCGAACTGAGCGTAGCCCGCCTTCGGCTGATCGAAGTTGTCACGGATCAGAACCGTCGCTTCCAACTGGGTGGCGCCGCCGCCGATCAGCCCCTGAAACAGCGTCTCGCGCAGGTCGTCGACGCGCCACACGCCCGCCTCGATGCGGCGGATCAGTTCCAGCGGTCCGCAGTCGGTCACGGCCTGCAACGGCCGCACCCGGTCGATGTCGAGGCGGAACGCTCGCTCCGACCCGGCGAATGGACGGACCACAAGGCCCGTCCCGTCATTCCCGCTCATTACGCGCCGCCGACGTTGGCGCCGTAGGTTTCCGTCACCTCGCCGGTCGAAACGATGGTCATGTCGTTCGTCACGGTCGGGGTGCCCTCGTCTGCCGCCAGCACATAGTTGGTCAGGTGGAAGGCGGATTTGATCTCGATGACGTTCGCCGGATCGGGATCGTCCAGCACCAGGATGCAGTTTTCGGCCTCAGGAGACTTCCACCAGGTCAGGAAGAATTTCACGTCCGACTTGTGGTTGCGACCCGCGCCTGTGACCTCGACGCTCAGGCTGACCTTTTCGCGGATCAGCCACTTGATCTTCTCGAGGTCGCCGCATTCGGGAATGGTGTCTTCACTGACGTTGGCCGTGAAGGTGATGCCCAAGGCGCTGTTGATGCTGCACTTGGGGGTGAAGACCTCCGGATCAGCCTTGTCGCCGACCTTCAGCACAAAGCGGGACCACCTGGTGGACTTGATCTGAGCCATGGCCCAGCTCCTTTTCGATTTTCAGGGGAAAGAGCGGTCGCCCGCGAGGGCGGCGCAGCATCAGGCCGAGGCTTCGACCCAATATCGGATCTCGATCACGCCAAGGGCGCTTAGCCCGTCAGCGTCGCTCGAGTAGTTGGCTGACGAGCCGTGGTCGATGACCTCATGCCCGTCGATGCTCAGTGGAGCGTCCAGCACCTCGCGGACCCGCCCGCCGATGCTTTTGGCCTGCGCCAGCGTGGACGCCGGACCCATCTCGTCGTCGCGGGTCCAGACCCGCAGCGTCGTGTAGATTTCGTATGCTGAGCCGCAGCCGCCCGCGACGGGCACGATTTGCACGTCCCCGTAGATCACGTGCGGGAAGCGCGAGCCGTTCCCGGCCGACAGTTCGAACAAGCGAAGCTCGCCGCCCATCGCCTCGGCCAACGGCGCATCAATCTGCAAGGCGGCCTGAACGGCGGCGTCGAAGGCTGCGTCGATCATCAGACCTCCTTTGCGGCCTTCTTCAGCGCCCGACCCAAGGCCGCGCGCACCCGGCGCCTGTTCCGCCGCCAGGTCGGCCAGAAGAAGGGCTGCGCCGGCGTCCCGGCATGCGCCCGTTTGCCCTTCGTCATCACCGCCGTGCGCCGATAGTTCCTGTTCTGCCGCGCCGCCTCGCCCGGCGAGGCCTTCGTTCCATGCTCGACAAAGCGGATGTACCAGCCCTTCTTGCCGCGCTCGCCGCCGACGACCTTGAACCCGATCCGTCCGTCATCCAGCGGCTTCTTCTGGATCGAGCCCGCCAGCTCACCGGTCTTCACCGGCGCCGCCGCCCGGATTTCCGACACCAGCCGATCCGCCTGTTTCGACATCTCGGCCTCGGCCGCCGCTCGCAGAGCGGGAGGCACGGCCAGCATGCGCTTCTTCAGCGCCGCCCGACTGGCGGCGTTCAGCGGCCGCGTCATCCCTGCGCGATCCCGATGGTCGCCAGAATGTCCAGAAAGCCCCGCTTCTTCGCGGGCGACACGCCTGTGACGTTCGCCGCATTCGCCCCATTGCGCAGATCGACGGCGCGAAAGCCCGCCGTGATGGAGCGGGTCTCGCCGTCCTCTTTCACAGTCAGAATGACCGGCTGCACCCCCGTCAGGCGATCCTGCATCACCGCCTCTGACCCCCGAAGCCAAGTCACCTCGGTCCAACGAGTGAAGCCCGCGTCCCATTCGGCGCGCCCGGCGGAACCGCCGCGTTGCTGGAACGCCCAGCGCTCGCGAAGCTGCCGGTTACGAGGCACGACGGTGGCCTCTGGTTTTTGGGCGCGCCGCTTGTTCTCGCGAACCGGGTTCGTCGCTCAAGCGGACCGGCGCCGGTATTTCCTCTGCGTCACCAGCCGCCACAAGCGCGACGCCCCAACAGCGGCGCACGGTGTATTCGCCTCCAAGCTGGTATCGGAACGTCACGCGCCGGTCGCCCGGCGGGGTCCAGTCGCGAGTTCGCAGCATCCGAATGCGCATGGCGTTCACTCCTGCGTTGCCTGGACCCAGCGGCGGAAGGGCCAGAGAAGGCGCTCGGCGGCCTTCTCGACCTTGTCGCCAACCTCGGCGTCATAGAGCGCCTCGACCTTGAGCAGGGTCGCGCTGATGACCTGCGGCGGGACATCGCCGTCCCAGGTATAGAAGGTGCGGATGTCCCCGCTCACGGCGTCCAGATAGGCGCCGATCAGGTCGTTTTCGGCGTCGGTCTCGACCTTTAGATGCGCCTTGATCAGGTCCAGCGACGCGAGCGGGGCCACCACGATCAGCCCTGTTCGGCGATGAAGGCTTGGGCCGCCGCCTCGTCAGCGAAACCGCCCTTCACCTGCACAGCGCCGTCCAGCACCACGAAGGCGCCATCCTCGGCCTTCCCGATGGTCAGGGTCGGCTTGGCCGCTTTCTGCCTGCCCTTGCCCTTGGCTTCGACCGCCTCAGCGATCTTGCGCTTGATCAGGTCGGCTTCGACCTCCGGGTCGAACTTGGCGACCTCGCCCTTGTTGTAGAGCGCCCCGACAGTGTGGGACCTAGTGAACTTCACGGCCATTTCAGACCTCCAGAAAGACGAAGGGCGACCCGAAGGCCGCCCATTCGTGGGTTGTCGATATCGTCAGCGGCGGCGGATCAGCCGGCGCCCCAGGTCACGCCCGTCAGCATGGCGAAGGCGCTGTCGTGGCGCAGCGAGGTGTCATGCTCCTCGATGATCCGGATCAGCGTTTCGTCATTCTGGAAGGCGGAATAGGTGACCCCGTCTTCGACGTAGCTGGCCTCGGTGGAAGACGCGATCGTGACGTTCATGGTGTCGCCGATCAGGAACTGTGCGAAGTCGCCGAAGTAGATCTCCGACTCATCGCCGCCCGCGCCCAGATTGTCCGGGACCGAGTTGGTCCACGCGAGGGGATAGACCCCCAGCTTGCCCTCGGCGACTTCGGGGAACGCCTTGTTGCCGTTGCCGTCGCGCAGGCTCTCCAGGAAGAGCATCGTGCGCGCGGACATGATGTAGCCGCACTTGGACATGGGCACGTTCGAGTTGAGGACCGCCAGGCGGAGCTTGGCCAGATCGGTCGTCACCGTTTCCAGGTCCGTGGCGGCGGCGACGGCGAACTTGTGCGCGCCGCGCATCAGTGATGCCAGGCCCGCCGGAGCCGTGGTCGAGCCCACGCCGCGCAGGAACTGCTGATCTTCCTTCAGCGCAACGGCCTCAAGCAGGTCGTCGCGGACCAGAGCGTCGACGCCGATGTCTGCATGACGGATCAGTTCGTTCGTGATGGGAACCAGCGCCGCCAGCTTCTTGGCCGCCATCTTCAGTTCGCCGACCGTCGGGTTGGTCGTCGGGATCGCTTGGCGCTCGCCGACATAGTTCGCCTGCGAACCCGCCGTCTTCTTGCGCATGGTCAGGTTGCCGCTGCGCATCGGAACCGAGCGGGCGCCCAGCTGACGGACGACGACGCGCGGCCTCAGCAGTTCGATGAAGTCTCGGCTATACTCCCTGCTGACCAGGAAGCCGCCCTTCGTGTCGGAGGACTGTTCCATGTTGCCGACGATCTGGCCCATTTCCGAGCCCCAGACGCCCTCGGCATGGGCGGCGGCGGCGCGCTGGTCCATGTTGTTCGCGGCCAGCGAGGTCACGATGCGCGCGAACGCAATGCCGGACTCCAGCTTCTCGGCCGGGCGCGGCTCCACACGGGCCGGACCGGCGCCGGTCGGGTTCAGGGCGCCGACGGGGATAGCGGCCGTCGAGCGCAGACGGATCAGGTCTTCCTCGCGCTTGATGGAAGCCTCAAGGGCGTCGGCTTCCGCCTTGAAGGCGTCGAACTTCTCCACCTCCTCGGCGGTCAGGTCCCGGCCGCCGCCTTCGGCCTCCGCTGCGGCGTTCAGCAGCCCGTCCATGTTAGCCAGGACGGCCGCCAGTTTCTGCTTGAGCGCGGTGATGCGCATGTTCAGCTCCTGCTGGTCAGTGAAGACGCGCGCGACGTTGCGCGACGTCCAGGGAAAGCGCCGCGGCCGTCCGCCGGGGCGTCGCCGGGGCCTTGCCGCGCGCGAGGCGGGACAGAGTCGCCTCAAGGCCGTCGGCCTCGACACGATCCACCATCCCGGCCGCCTTGGCCTGGTTCCCGGTTTTCAATCCGCCGCCGCCGAAGTCTGACTTCACGGTGGCGACGGTGACGCCGCGCCCTTGGGCGACGGCGGCGAAGAACACGCTCTCGATCTCGTCCAGCATGGCGCGCAATGACGCGCGGCCCTCTTCGGTGGACAGGTCTGGCCGTTTGTTCGGTGCGTTGCTGCTGGTAATGTCCAGCGCTCGACGGCCCTGCATGTCCGGGCCTTCCTGTATGGAAGTGGACATGGCGACGCCCAGCGATCCGACCAGCCCGGTCGGGTCCGTCACGATCCCGCCCTTCGCGGGCGCCGCGATCCAGTATCCGGCCGAACAGCCCTGCCCGGTGATATGCACCGTGACCGGCTTGGCCGAGGCGGCGACCATCCGGGCAAACTCATTGACCCCGGCGACCGCCCCGCCCGGCGTGTCCATGACGATGCAGATGTTACGCACGTCCCGGTGCGCGTTCAGCGCCCGCAGGTCCGCAGCGGCATGATCCAGGGCGGTGGCGCCGGCGCCCGAGGGGCTGATCAGCGCCGCGCGCGGCAGGATCGGCCCCATGATAGGCAGACAACCGACGCCGTCGCGCAGGGTGCAGGCCCGCGTTCCCTCCGCCCGCGACCCCATGACCGCCAGCGCCTCCACATGGCGCTCGGCGTGGCCGTCTCCGGCGATCTGTTCAAGCTCGCGCGTGGTCGGCAGCCGCCGGGCGATACCCTCAATAGCGGCGAGATATTCGGGCAGGATGGCCCACGGCTGGCTTTGGATGGCGGCGAGGATGTGGTGCATCAGTCGTCGTCCTCTTCGTCGCCGCGCGGTGGGGGAGAGGGCCGCTGGCGCGGCGCGGGCGCGGCCTGACCCTCCAGGGTGGAACCAGAGCCGACGCGGTATTCGTCGCCGCCCTCTCTGCTGTTCTCGTTCTCGCGACGGCGCACTTCGTTCGGGCTGTAGATGCCCTTGTCGATGGCGATGCCGTAGGCTTCGAAGCGGGCCTTGATGTCGCCCTTCAGCAGGGCTTCCGGCAGGAACTCGAAGAAGTGACCCTCTTCGGCGAATGCGTGGGTCGCCGCTGCCGCAACACGCTCGTAGTGCAGCGACATGCAGTAGATGATGAACTCAAGGCTCTGGTGGTCGATGTTCGAGAAAGTGGCCCGGCTCAGTTCGAAGAGCAGATGCGGCGGGACGCCGAAGGCGCGAGCGACCTCCAGGACCGCGAAAGTCCGCGCCTCAATGAACTGAGACTGGCGGTTGTCATGGCTCAGAAACTGAGCCTCAAGCTCCTGGTCCAGGACAGCGACATCGCCCGCCGCGCGACTGCCCCGGAACCGGGACAGCCAGTCCGTCCTGATCTTGGCTTTGTCTTCGGGGGTGACCTTGCCTTTGGTCTTTAGCAGGGTCGAAGGCTGGGCGTTGTTCTCCCAGAACCGCGCAGCGAAGTCCGATGTGGCCGTCGCTGCTGTGAGCGCCGTGTCCATGAAGCGGATGCGGTTCAACCCGATCAAGCCGTCACGGCTGAACCCCGGCACATGCCAGCAATCTGATTGCGACAGCCGCTCGCGGGCGCCGTTCGGCAGGGTGACATCGAAGAACAGGCTATGTCCGTCGGTGCGATCCCAATGCTGGTTGACCGCCGCGCCATAGGGGTCGAGGCGCGTCAGGCCCGAAAGCTGGAAGCGATCATCCCGATGGTTGAAGGCGAAGAAGCCGCCCGCCATCAGCAGGTCGCCCAGCATCGCTTCCTTGAACTGGAACGCCGACTGGACCGCATTCGGGCTGCGTCGGAAGATCCGATACAGCGGCGAAGAGGTCGCTCGTTCCTTCCCGCCATCCGGCAATGACCGATAGTAGATCAGCGGCGTCATTGCGAACACGCCGGTGAGGATTTCCATAGCCCGCAACACGGCGGGCAGGGTCAGGGCCGTGCGTTCCGACATCGGCGCCCCAGCCTTCGACCGGCCCAGAAGGGCGGCGATCGAGAAGCCGTCAGGATTGTTCAGCGTGTCCGGTCCCGAGGGATCGGCGGAGGCCGTGACGCCCGAGGTGACCTCGCGCCCCAGCAGCCCGCGCCATGCAGCGCGAAGGCCCATCATCACATCCCTGTATAGCTGTAGGCCTCGTCTTCCGGTTCCCCGGCGAAGGCCAACCCAACGGCCATGACGGCCGCAACAATGCCGTCGATCTTCTCGCCGGACTTTTTCTTCGCCGGGGCGAAGTTCATGTTTTCGTCGAACCGGACGACGGTGTTCCCCGCCATCCAGCGCAGGACCGGGTGCCCGCCGTGTTCCAAAAGACCCGCATAGACGAGGCGCTCAAATTGCTTCGTCGGCTCGCCCAGCGTCGGAATGCCCTGGCGCATCTCCACGAACAGATCGGGGTCCGCTCCGGCCTTCTGAAGGTCCGTCACCAGCTTGCGGGCGTTCCAGGGGTCGAAGCCGATCAGCTGGACATCGAACTCGTCAAGCGCCTCTTCGATGGCCAGCTGCACCGCGTTCTGGTCGACGTAATCTCCGTCCGTGGTCTCCAGCGCGCCGCTATCGAAAAACCTGTCGTATGGCACCCGGTCGTCGCGAACCCGGTTCGCCATCGTGTCCGAGGGAACCCAGAAGCGACAGACGATCGTCCAGCGCTCGCCCTCCTCCTCGGGAGGGAAAAGGAACACCAAGGCCGTCACATCCTGTGTGGACGACACGTCGAAGGCGACGAAGCAGCGCCGCCCGGCCATCTTCGCCCGCAAGCCTTTCCATGCCTTGGCGTCGGCGGTGCAGGCGTCCCAGCGTTTGATGTTCAGCCAGCGGACGAGGCTGTCGACCCACTGGTTCAGGTGATAGCGCCTGAAGTGCGCTTCCGCCCTGGGGTTATCCTTCGCCATCGCGGCTTCGCGCCGCAGGAAGGCTAGCGTGGGCGACAGGCCAATCGACGGGTTTGCCTTTCGCCAGACCTCTTCGTCTTGCCAGTCGTCGTCCGGATCAGCCGCGAAGATGACCACCAACGTGGTCGGGTCTTCGATCCGACCGTCGAGGATCGCCCGGCTCTCCTCCCATTGCCCGAACCCGACCAGCTTATCCTTCAGACCCGCCGTCGACGCATAGAGCCCCATGGGCTCCAGACGGGCGCCCGTCCCTTGGCGCAGCGTCGTCTTAAGCTCGAGGCTTTCCCATTCGTGCATCTCGTCGCCGGTGACGACGGTCGGGGAGCGGCCGTGTTTGCCCTCGGCCTTGCCCGACAGAAGTTCGAAGGCGGCCCTGATCTGGGGTATCCAGAGCGACTTCTTGAAGGCCGTGACCCGCTTCGACAGCGAGTTCGAAAAGCCGATCATCGCCTTCATTTTGTCGAAGACGATCTTCGCCTGCTTCTCGTCGCGCGCGAAGACGAAGCCCTGACCGGCTACCGGGCCTTCCAGGGCGAAGAACAGCAGCGACAGAGCCGACAGGAACTCGCTCTTGCCGTTCTTTCGCGGCACCCACAGGCGCAGTTCCTGGAACAGCCGGACATGCTCGATCTTCGGCTTGCCGGTGATCTCGTCTAGGACCTCAACCGGCACCTTCCAGCCGATCAACAGCCGGACGATGATCTCCTGCCAGACGTTGAGCCTGAACGGCTTTCCGGCGAAGCGGTCTTCCGTGAGGCGAAACACCTTAGGCCACAAAGCGACCGCCGCGTCCGCCTTGGCGTGGTCATACCATGCGTCGGCGACCTGTTCTGATCGCCGCCAGGCGATCCGCGCCCACTCATAGGTCGGGTCGCCGTCCACCGCCGCCAGCCAGGCGGGCAGCGGGCCAATGGGGCGCATGATCAGTTCAGGGACGGCGGAGCCGAGTTGGCGCGCCCGAGAAGCCCGATGGGGTCTTCTTCGCCGGATCCAGCGGCGGCGCCCGTTTGCGGTTCCTCCGATCCGGAGGTCGGGGCGTTGCTCTGACCTCCAAACAGACCGCCCAGGCCGGCCGAGGCCTGATCCTTGAACAGCGAGTAGCGGTCGCGCGGCGTAAGGCCGAACTTCTCGGCCAGTTTCAGCACCACGTCGAATGCGCGCTCACGGATCGCAACCGCCGGGCGGGTGCGTTCCATGGTGCCCCCCGCGACCGTCTTCACGCTTTGGCTGTAGCCCTTGGCGAGGATTTCCTCATTCGCCGAGACCCACTCGCCCGCATAGACGCAGAACTGCGCGAAGATCACGCGGTCCTCTTCCGTCAAGCGGCCGGTCGCGACCAGCGCCGGGGCGAGGTCACGCCAGACGCGCAGCGCAGGCGCGGAGCGTTGATCCAGGAACGCGGGCGGGGCCAGCGGCTCGCCCGACGTGGCCGGAGCCGCCGCCAGCAGGCCTGCGATCCGGTCGGCCTGTTCGAGCGCCCGATCCGCCTGCGACCTCCGCTTTCCGGGATAGCCCTTCGCCTTCTCCATGCCCGGAGGCGCTGCGCGTCGTCCGCGTGCCATCGTCGCCTCCTAAAAAAAACTTCCCGCCAATTCTGCGGAGATGTGCGTTGTCTTGACCCGCCGGTCCGGGCGGTCGGCGCCGCAGAGATCGACCTACCCCCCCCTCCGGCCGGGCGCGGGCACCCGGCCGGAGCGTCAGAGAGGGTCGAGGCCGAGGCGGATGGCGAGGGCGTCGATGGCCGCGCGGCCGCGCCGCTCGACGCGCTGTTTGAAACCGGAGTGGCACTCGGCGCAGCTGGCGATCCAGTATCGCTTGTTCCAGAACACGTCCTGGTCGCCCCGGTGCGGGTAGAGGTGGTCTGTCAGTTCGGCCGGGCGGACCTGTCCGGCCAGGTCGCAGTAGCGACACAGCGGGTTGTTCCGCACGTGCCCGGCGGAGGCCTTGTCCCAGGCCGTGGTGTAGCCGCGCTGGCGGGCGGAGCCACGCCGCCGGTCAGCCTCTCGGTTCTGCTGCTGACGGGTCGGCTGGGCCGTGGCGCGAAAGACGCGAGGGCGCGAGGCCATGGCAGACCTCCCTGAACGACAAAGCCCGCCTCGGGGGACCGGGCGGGCTTTCGACGCATTTCGCGAAGATGACTAAGAACTGACGTTAGTGGCCCGGTCTGTCAACCCCCTCGTTCCAGAACCTCCGCTACAACCTTCAGGGCCGCCACCAGAGCCTTAGTCATGACCTCACGCCGCCAACCGCTGGACGACAGACTACGCACTGTGCGGGCCTCCCCGGCGACTGCGCGCAGGACGTTCAGAGCGTCAGGCCCGAGCCGCGCTGCGACGGCCATGTCTAAGCGACGAACCAAGTTCGCGCGGGCCGCCCGTCGCGCCGCAGCACCGGCTTCCTGCCAGAGGTTGTGCTGAACTCTGACGGCCTCGGCCACGTCGAGGCAGGACTTCACCGACGCCTGCGCCGCCTCATACCGATCCCGGTAACGCAGGCCCACGGCGAGCAGCCTGTCCGCCTCCCACCCGCGCTTGCCGAACGCCCCGCGCTCATGCGCCAGCTTCAGCCCGTCGCGGGTGCGGATGCGAACGCCCTTCTGGCCCCGTCGCTTCTCGATGACTTCAGCCTCGCCCTCGCGGGCCGCTTCTAGTTCGACCAGCGCGCCCAGGCGGCGCTGGTCGAGGCCGAGCCCAGCCACCTGCGCGCGCCGCACCTCGACGCCGCGGCGCAGCGCCTGCGCCTGTCCTTGGAGCCGTCCCGCCTGCGCCCGCTGTTCGGCCGTCCGGCGCAGACGGCCCGCCCCGTCCCGTGTCCCGATGGCGTTCGCCTCGGCGTCCAGGGCGTCGGCCTTGGCCAATGCCTCCCGGTCGTCCGTCGTCAGGCCGCGGTCAGCCTCGGCGCGAACCTCGGCCACGATGCGCGACCGATCCAGCCGCGCCCGGCGGCGGGCTTCCAGCGAGGTCGCCTCCCGCACCGGCTCCCGCGCCACCCGCCCGCTGACCTCGGCCAGCGCCGCGCCCAGCGCGCTCACCTGACGGCGGGCTTCATGACGGCCCCAGCGCACATAGGCGGCCCGCACCGGCTCCCCGGCCGGGGCGACGCTCAATGCCCAGGCGAAGGCCGACAGGTCCATCGCGGCTTCGCCTGCGATTACGAACTCTTCTTTCTGGATTTGAATGGTCATTTCTTAAAACCGGGGAACAGGAGAGGCAGAGCAGGGGAAACGAAGGAGAACGGACGAACGGACGATGCGACGGGTCGCGTGTCTCGCGCCCGCATCATGCCCGCATGGAGGCTAAGGCGGCGGGACTGTCCGGAATGTCCGTTCTGTCCGTTCGTCCAGCCGTGGCGGGCCTTTGCGCGCCGGACAGTCTCGCCGGTCCGGACAGTCGATCGTCCGCCGCGTCCCCGTTTCGGCCGAACCGTCAGGGCTGCGAATGTCCGTCTGTCCGTTAATGTCCGTTACGCGGGTCATCCGAACGGGGTCTCCCCGTCGTCCGCGTCCGCCTCGGCCGCGCGCCAGCGGGCGTCCGGGTCCGTCGGATCGCCATAGGGCTCCTCGACCCCTTCGCCCGCCGGGGCGCGCGCCGCCTCGGTGATGCCCTCGGAGGCCAGCTCTTCGGCGCTCTTCAGGCGGATCGGCCCGCGCATCTTCAACCCGGCCGTGTTCTTGCCCACCAGCCCGATCTGTCGGTCCCGCAGGGCGTCGCCGAAAGCCCGCGCCGACATCGGCTTCTCAAAGCCCTGCTGATCGAACCACGCCTTGAAGCTGCTGTAGAGGTCGCCGGACAGTTCCTTATGCCCCTCGGCCTCATCCCCGATGACGCATCGCTCCCGCAGCCAGTCGCCAAAGGGCGAAGACGACCGCCGGTAATCGTCCTGTACGGCCTTCAGCGCGTCCGGGACGCCCAGGTCGCCGCGCTCCAACCAGTCGCCGACGCCCTCGATCAGCCAGTTCAGCACCCCCGGCAGTTCGCCCGGAAAGCCGTCTTCCCCGCGCAGCTTCTTGGGGATCAGCCGGTCTACGGCGTCCTCGGGCACCTGGTGCCGGAACTGTGGCGTCAGCAGCCGGCGCCATATCCCCTCGTCGTCGCCACGCGCGACCGGGAAGGCGTTGCACTCAAAGATCAGCTTGGCCTTGGGCCTGAAGTTGATGGGCTTGGAATGCAGGTCGCGGGCCGAGATCGGAGCGCCCCCGGTCCATGACTTCAACAGCCCTTCGTTCAGCTTCGACGTTCGCTTCGGTTCCGACAGCACGGCCATCCGCGTGTCGCCCGACAGCTTGATCAGGTCGGGCGCGGCGTCCGCACCCGTCCGCATCCCGCCCTCCAGGAAGGTGTCCGGGCTGGCCGCCACCGCATAGGTTCCCATCGCCTCGCGCGCCGCGTCCAGCAGGGTCGACTTGCCGTCCCGGCCCTTGCCCTGACAGAAGGCGAACACCTGTTCCTCGGTCCGTCCGGTCGAGGCGTATCCCAGCAGCCGCTGGAAGAACGCCCGCTCCGCCTTGTCCGGCAAGCTCGCCCGCAGCACCTGGTCAAACAGTTCGACCTTGGCGTCAGGCGCATATTCGACCGTCGCCATGCGCGTGATCCGGTCTGCCGGATTATGGGGCAGCAGCCGGACCGAGAACCGCTTTCCGTCGGGCTTCGACCGGTCGAACCGCATCTTCACCGTGCCGTTGCGGCAGTTTATGGCCAGTTCGTCGCGGTCGAACACGTCGATCCGCACTGTCAGATAGGGCTGCGCCTGCTTCAGCATGGCCGAGGTCTTCCCCGCCGATCCGCAGTCGTCCGCGAACTTGTAGAAGTCCTTGGGCGAAACGCCCTTCGCTGACATGAACTCGCCGGCAGCCCCCCGGATGGCGCCAGCCGTCCGGTGCGCCATCTTGCGCGCTTCGTCCTCGCCGCATTCCAGATCCCAGAACCGGCCGTTGAACCCGATCCACCCCAGGCCATAGGCGAACAGCAGCCGCGCGTTCGTCGTATCCACCCGCCCGGCGTCGTCTATCTCGCCGCCCGCCATCAGGATCAGCCGCATGCCGTTGCCGTAGTCGTTCATGTCGAACGCCGCCAATCGGGCGGGCGACGGCGCCGCCGCCCCTACCTGCGCCCGCGCAGCAAAGGGAATGTCCGTCTGTCCGTTAATGTCCGTCACGCCACAGCCTCTCTCGAATGAAAATCAACACCGGCGAGCGGCCGCAGCAGACGAACCCGGTTCGCGCCTCCGCCGCCCGCCGAAATCGGTCGTCGCCATGCCTGTTCGGCCAGCGCGCCGCAGAACCGCGCCGCCTCCTCGCCGATCAGGCTCACGCGCCTGGTCCCGCCGCCGAACTTGCGCACCTTCAGTTCCGGCGGGCGCAGGTCGCCGCGCACGGCCAGATAGGCCACGCCCATGCCGGGCATCATCCACGGCGGCGATTGCGGGTCCGCCTGGGGCGTCTCGGGGTTCACCCGCCCATAGGCGTCGCCCAGCGGCAGGCCGCAGAACGCAGACAGGGTCGGAACCACGGCCACGCCCACGGCGTCGTCGCTGTCCGCCAGTTCGCCGCCCAGCGCCCAGGCGTCCTGAAGATCAATCGTCACCAGCAGCGACCCGCCCGGCTCAGGCGGCGACAGCAACACCGCGCGCCCTGACGGATCGCCGATGAACCGCGTGAACCGATCTGCGCCCCGATGGCCCGCCCCGCCGACCAGCGGCAGAACCGCCACCGCCTCGACTGCGTCGCCGACGCCGCAGCCGGCCGTGATCAGCGGCGCCAGCAAGGCCGGGCCGCGCGCCCGGTCCGTCACCGGCGCGGACGGGTGCGCCCGCAACTGCGCCAGCACGGCGCGCGCCCACGGCGTGGCGTGGTCCAGCATCCGCAGCTTCAGCCATGCCCGCACGAGGCCGACATCCGCCACCTCGCCCTCAGCCCAAAGGCTCGCCGCATCGGTAGCCGTGCTGTCGACGGCCCGCCGGGGCGCTGCCAGGGCGGGGCGCGGGACGCTCTTCTCCCCCTCTGCCCGCCGGGGCGAGGCAGGGCCTCGCTCGCGCCGCTCGGCCGACTTCGGATTGCGCGACCCGAACTCCAGCGCCCGTTCGACCTGACGGATCAGCTGCTTTTCGCTCATGGCGCTGGGCACATGGACCCGCCCCGCGCTCTCCAGGGCGGACTTGGCGTAGGCCTCGTCTATCTCGCCCCCGGCGACCAGCCGCCCGATGGAGCAGGCGGTGCGGTAAAGGGTGCTGTCGCGCGACCCGACGCTCGCCGACTGGATGGTTCCCACCGCGCGATCCAGCGCCGCTTCGCCATAGGGGCTGGCTCGCCCCTCGATCCTGCGATGCGGCTCGACCTTCACCGGCGCGGGCTCGGGTTCAGGCTTGACCAGATCGATCAGCCATTGCGGCGCCGGTGCGAAATCCATCTCGCCGGGCGCGTGACCGTCTCGCCACCGATAGACCCAGCCGGGCGGAACGCCCTTCTTCTCGTCGCCGGGGTGGATGCTCGGCGGGGCGACGATATAGCCGCCGTCGCCGCGCACATCGACGGGCGCGCCGCCCAGCTGCGAACGGTTGCCGATCCCCGCCGCCTGCGCGGCCGCGCACCATGCGAAACACCTGTGGCGCCCGCGCGCCGTCTTCTGTTCAACCGTGTCGGGCAGCGGGCCATGCTCGGCCTCGCGCGCGGCCATCCATGCAGCCGCCTCCGGCCCGTCTTCGTCCAGCACCCAAAAACCCGCCGGGGCGCCGGTCGCTATCGCCACGTTCGCCGACGGCCCGGCAGTCACCTCGCGCCGGTTCTCGGCGTCAGGCTTCAGCGGCAGTCGCGCCACGCCGGTCCAGCGGTCGCGGACGAGGTCGACATCGGCCGAGGCCATCTTCAGCCCGACCGTCCGGCCATAGGGCTGCTTGGTCCGGGGGCGCAGCGGAAACACTGCGATCCCCAGCGCCGCATAGCGCAGCGCGGCGTCCATCGTGGGGCTGGCGCGAACCGGGTTCGTCATGCCCGCCCTCGCCATTCCGGATCGAACTCGGCCCGCACGGTCGGCTCGGCGCGGCCCAGCGCCCGCGCGATGGCGGCCCAGCTCATGCGCATGGCGCGCCACCGCCGGACCTGATCGGCCACGCCGGGAATGTCGTGCGTCAACGTCCCCTTTGGGCGCAGAAGGGCGTTGTGAAGCGGATCGCCCATCTCAGTTCTCCGCATAGGGCAGGCGGATCGGCGCTTCATCGGTCGAGACCAGCGACGGCGACCGGCCGCGCAGACCCGGCCCCGTCGCCGCTTCGACCTGCGTCAGCAGTTCGTCCAGCATCCCGGCGGCCGCCAACATCATCGGCTCCAGCCGCCCGCGACGCTCGGCGTCCCCCTCCCGCCCATAGGCCAGGCACAGCGACCACACGACGTTGCAAACCAGACCGCGCGGATACGCTTCGGCCGGAACCCACAGCGACCGCGCCCGCAAAGCCTCAGCCGCAAGAGCCTCGCGCTGGGCTGGAGTCGGGGTCTCGACCGTTCGATGCGCCAACCGAACCAGCCCGCGCCAGTTTGGGCGGTCGCGGGTGCGATCCACTGGCGCCGGTTGACGGCGACGTGTCATGCCGCGTCTCCGCGCGGCGCCTTGATCAAGTCGGACGCCGTCAAGGCTACGCCCGCTTCTGACGCGGCCTCAAGATAGAGCGATTGGTAGCGCGCCGGGATCAGACCCCCGCCGCCGCCCTTCGAAATAGGCCTGTCCCACTTGCGGATCGCGTCGGTCGTTAGCCCGGCGATGGCGCTAGCGCGCGCCGTGCCAAACAAACGAATCACTCGCGCAACAGGGGTTTCATGTGAGAATTCAGTTGTGGAAGCAGCGCAGCCGTGCATATGGACGATCCGTCTGTGACTATTCGTCCATATGGGCTGAACTGATTTGGGTCTATCCGTCAATATCGGCGCGCCGGAAGGTCGTGGATGGTTCGTCCTTATGGATGACCCCCGCACCTGGACCGAACTCGCCGCTAGACCTGAGATGCAGGAGCGCGGAGCCAAGAACCGCTTGGCGCGCCGCCTCGGCATGGACCCGAGCTATCTCGGCCGAAAGCTCACTCAGGCGAAATCATTCACCCTTGTGGAAGCTGACGCGGTGCGGGGCTTCCTGGACGGCGACGCCGCGCCTGAGGCTGCGCCGCCTAGCGGTCGCCGTGTTCCGATCTACGGCTACGCAGCCATGGGGTCGGCTGGCGTTGGCGACAGCGGCGAAACGATAGCCATGGGGACCGGCGACGTTATCGACTGGACCGAGCTTCCGGCAGGCCTGAACCCGCGCGGGGACTGCTTCATCATCCACCCCATTGGGTCCAGCATGGAGCCGCGGATTTTCGAGGGCGAGCCTCTGCTTGTCCTGGTCCAGCAACCCCCGCTTCGAAATGGCGACGCGCTGATCGAGTTCAACGACGGCACTGGCGTGGTGAAAAGCTACCTCGGAACGCGACAGGGCAGAGTGTGGGCTCGCCAATACAACCCTGATGAAGGGCGCGATTACGCGGCCGAAACGGTCAAGGCCGTCCATCGCGTGATCAGGCTCTAGTCCATCCAGGCCAAGAGTCGGGACCGTTGGTCCTGACTTTTTATTGGACAAATGTTGACAACATGGACGGTTCGTCCATTACTCCCGGTCGTCGCCCGCCTCGGGTGATCGCGCACGGCACCCCCCCCAGGCCATGACGCGGTGACGATCGGTCGCTTGCAGTAATGACCGTCGGCCCGAGGCGGGCGCATCCTTTCAACGGGAGCGCCCGCAATGGCTCTGACGACCAACGTCCTTCCTTTTCCCGCCCGACGCGCTCCGCGCTGTTCCGACGCCATCATCGCCGATCTGCTGATGCAGATGGAAGACGCGCCATGGGCCGAGCCTGACATGCGCGTCTGGTTCGACATGAGCGGAGCCGTCCACGTCCACGTCTCCCTCGCGGGCCGCGACACCCTGCTGACCCCGGCCGAGGCTCAGCTGACCGCCGCCGCCATCATGGCCGATCAGCCCTGGACGGGCGCCGCTGGCGTCTCGGTCCGCCTCGCGGCCCTGTCGGCCGAGGCCGCCCGCGCCGCCTGCCGGGGCGTCGCCTGATGGAGCCGGAACGCTTTCACACCGGCCGAAACACCGCCCTGCTGATGCTGGCGATCTTCGGCCTGATGCTGGTCGCGTCCTGGATGGACTGGCCCCCGCAATGAGCGCCCGTCGATCCAGCGCCGAACCGCGCACATTTGTCACCCGCGATGAGGCCGCCCGCGCCGCCGCAGCCCCGACGCCGGCGCCCCGTCCGGGCGTCCTGCGCACCATCGACGTCCACCTGTCGGCCCTCGCGCCCGGCTGCGACGGCCTGCCGCTCGCTTCGGACGGCCGCTGGCGCACCCTGTGGTGGAAGACGCCGAAGACGGCCCTGCGCATCGTCCTGGCCTTTCTCGAGCGTCGGCCGGAACAGGTCCGCCTGCGGCCCATCGGCCGCCCGGCCTGTGTCGAGATCCATGACGGCGAACCCGACGGCGCGACCTGCCTGCTGGCCCTGATCTTCGACGCCCCCGCCGCCGCTGTTCAGGCCGCCCACGACGCCTTGCTCAACCCGCACAGGAGCGCCGCCTGATGGCCAAGGCCCCTATCCATCCTTTCGCCAACTGGGGCGCATGGGGCGACCGTGCGATCCGCAGCGGCGACCGCCAGGACTGCGCCCGCCGCGCCCGCTTCCTCGACGCCCTGCCCTCGGACCACCCCGATCTCAAGGGCGTCACGCCCGACGAACGCGACCGCCTCTCCGCGCGCCTCAAACGCGCCGCACAAGGAGCATGACCTTGGCCTTCGAACTGAACCAGACCGCCGTCTCCGCCATAGCCCTGTTGCGCGCCATCGACGCAGGCGGCTGGACCACCAATCGCGAACTGGCGGTCGCCGCCGGTCGCCCGCCGCAGAACATCGCCCGCGACCTCAGCGTCATCCGCAATGAAGGCCTGATCGAAACCGACCGGGTCGCCCTGACGGACAAAGGCAAGGCCCAGCTGATTGCGATCAACCGCGCCGAGGGCGCCGTCCCCGAAGCCGCCGCCCCGCAGTTGGCCGACGACGAACGCCTCGTCACCCACGCCCAGATGCGCCCTGACGACGAGACCAATCCGCGCAAGGATTTCGAGAGCGAACATGCGCAGGAGAAGCTGAACGAACTGCGCCAGTCCATCCTGACGAAAGGCCTGCTCCAGAACCTCGTCTGCCGCCCCGACCCGACCGGCGCCGTCGACTACGTCGTCACGGCCGGGAACCGCCGTTGGCATGCAATCGCCCAGGCCATCTATGACAACGACTGGCCCGAAGACCGCCTGATCCGGATCAAGGTGCGCGACGGCGATGACCGCGAAAACCTGCTGACCGCCGTGGTCGAGAACATGCAGCGGGCTAACATGTCCAAGATCGAGGAGGCCGAAGCCTTCGGCGATCTGGTCAACAAACATGGCATGAAGACCCTCGACATCTCGGCCCAGAGCGGCCTGTCGCAGAAGGTCATCCAGAACCGTCTGAAGCTGCTGAAGCTCAGCACCGAAGACCAGGAGCGCATGCGCCTCCCTGACAGCCACCCTGACCACCTCGGCTACAAGGCCGCGCTGGCCCAGCTGACCGTCTCGCGCGAGCCACAGGCGACAGAGCCCGAGCCCGAGAACGCCGCGCACCGCCTCTACACCGTCGCTGACTTCGGCGTCCCGGCGGACTGGACGACGAAAGACGCGTCTGAGGCTGCCTCGTGGCTCGAAACAGGGTCGAAGGAAGAGTTCATCTTCAGCGACCGTAAGTGGTCGATGATCATTGAGGTCGCCCGGCTCGACCCGGCTGTCGGCGACGGCTGGGTGAACGGCCACGCCTTGCGCGGCCCGACTATCGGCAACTTCTCGACCATCACCGGCGTCTGGTCGCACCGCATGGCCGCGTTCCCGACCCGAGAGCGCGCTATTGAGGCGGCCGCCGCCTACCTGACGGCCATGGTGCTGGGCAAGGCGCCCGCCAAAGCCATCGCATGGCTGAACGATCCGACCACAGACGAACCCGGTTCGCCTGTCGAAACGCCCGCCGGGGCCGAGACGCCCTCCCTCGGCAAGTCGCTGACGCCCGCCGAAGCCCTGATCCTCGCCGAGGTGACCGACGCCGTCGAGAGGTCTCCGCACCCGATCCACTCGTCTTACGCCTTCTGCCTACCCACGGCGCTGCAGGCGAACATCCACCACCTGGCCGCCCGCGAACTACTGGCGACCCGCACCATCGGCGACGCCACCCTGATCCGGACCGCCCTTCTGTCCGGCGGGGTCAAGGCTTGGCTGGAGAGCATCGGCTTCTACACCGACCGAGAAGCTGTCCTCTTCGAACTGGCCGCCCGCGTCGAAGGCGCAGAGAACGCCATCAACCGCCAGCAATGCCACGTGCGCTACGCCACGCCGTGGCTGAACCTGACCGGCGATCCGCGCAATAAAGAACCGGCACCATCGCGCGACCACTCGCAGGACTTGGTGGACGCCGTCGCCTACGGCATGGCGGCGCTAGAAACAGAACAGCCCGCCCTGATCGAGGAGACGGCCGAGGAGAAGGCCGCGCGCCTCTCGGCCCAGTGGTGGGCCCGCGAAGCGGCGGGAGACGAGGAAGCCCTCGCGACCTTTACCGGCTGGATGCGGGCTAAGCTGGCGAAGAAGCGCGCTGAAGGCCTCTACGGCTGGCGCAGCGACGGCTGCGCCGCGCTCGTCAAACCTGCCGACCTGGCCGAGCGCCTCGTCGCTCAGGTAGGCAAGGGCGACCCCGTCGATATCGCCATCCTGTCCATGATGCTGGCCATCCGCGCGGGCGCCATGTCCGCCAGCGGCTACCTCCGATCCATGACTACGCCGCAGATGGAGCGGCTCATGATCGAGGCCCGCGCCGCGCGCTGGGCGACTTCGGAAGAGCCTGACCCGGAAACCGACTTCATCGAAGCGGAGTTGGACGAGGCCGAGGCCGAAGTGGACAGCGGCGAGAACCTGACCATCCCGCAGCCCCACGAGCCCGCCGTCCCGATCCGGAAGTCCATCACGGCGGATCACATCGTCTGCCTGGAAGACGGCCGGAAGTTCAAATCCCTGAAGCGCCACCTGCGCGTCAAATACAACCTCAGCCCTGAGGAGTATCGCGCCAAGTGGGGCCTCCCGGCCGACTACCCGATGGTGGCGCCCAACTACGCTAAGGCGCGCGCCGAACTGGCCGCTCAGATGGGGCTGCGCGCATGACCGCTCGCCCCCGCAACGCCCGTCCTTGGATCGAAGGCGCCGCCCTCCTGGCCGCCCATCACCGCGCCATCCCGGCGCGCCGCACCCTCAACCGCAGGAGCTATCCCGTGTCCCCTGACGTTCGCTTCGCCCTGCTCCGGGCCGCCCCTGAGGCCAAACCCTTGGCCTTCCCCGACCTCAACGCGCTCGCCCGGCACGTCCAGCGCGAGCGCGGTCGCCAGTCCATCGAACTGGTCGACATCGAAGACCTGATGTTCGCGGGCGACGCGGACATGCGCGCGGGCGTCTCGGTCTACGCCCTCGACATGGGCGGCGACCGCGACCGCCTGATCGGTCACTGCTGGATCGACGGCTTGGGGCAAGACGCCCTGCGCCGCGCCCTCGGCCGCAATCAGATCGGCGCCCACACGACGAAGGCGGCCGCCTGATGAAGGGCCTTGATCCCATCCCGGGCCGCGACGCCCGCCTTGTCGGCTGGTGTCAGCGCTTTCGCCTCGCCGGCTATTCCGTCCGCGCTATCGCTACCCTTTTTGACGTCTCGGTCAGCGACCTGATTGAGGCGGGGATTGAACCATGAGCGGCCACCCCATCCCGAACGAGCCCGGTCCGGACGTGCTGGGCGCCACCGCTCAGGGACGCCTGCGCACCCTGATCGAGCGCATCGAGCGGCTGGAAGAGGACAAGGCCGCCATCGCGCTCGACATCAAGGAAATCTTCGCCGAGGCCAAGAGCGAGGGCTACGACACGAAAACCCTGCGCAAGGTCGTGCGCATCCGCAAACAGGACAAGGCCAAGCGCCAGGAAGAAGAGGCCATCCTCGACCTCTACCTGTCCGCGCTGGGGGAGATCTGATGTCCAGCGACCGCGAAAAGCTCGCCGCCCGCATCCGCGCCCTGCGCGCCAAAACGATCGAGAACGGCTGCACCGAGGCCGAGGCCTTGGCCGCCGCCGAGAAGCTCGCCCAGCTGCTGGCCGACCACAACATGACGCTGGACGAAGCCGACCTGCGCGCCTCGCCCTTCACGCGTCATGACCACACCGGCGTGGGGGCCGTGGGCCTGAAGCTCTGGAAGGTGGCGCTCGCCGTCGCTGAACTGACCCACACCCGCACATGGTCGGGCGGCCGTGACGCCCCGACCGGCGTCACCTTCCTCGGCCTGTCGCACGAGGTCGAGGTGGCGTCCTACATGCTCAGCATCTGCGAGCGCGCCATGCAGACCGAGGCGGCGAACCTTATGCGCGCCGTCCGAGGACTGCCTCACATCAAACAGGCGGCCAAGGTGGTCCCGTTCGTGGACGGCATGGCCGACCGCCTTGCCGCCCGCATCCGCGACATGATCCCGCCCGTAGTTCCCGGCAAGGGCCTGATCGTCCTGCGCGCCGCCCTGATCGACCAGGAGATGGCGCGCCGGGGTATCGAGATCGAAAGCGGACGCGCCCGCCGTCCGCTCGATACAGCGGCCTACCACGCGGGCCAGCGCGCAGCCGACAAGGTGGCGCTCAATCAGGGCCTCGGCGGTTCAGACGCTCTCGTCGCCCTGACCGCCAGCGATCACGCCGCGCTGGGCCAACGCCGGGGAGCGAAGCCGTGAGCGCCAGTGAATTGCACATCCAGCGTGGCGGCCGCCGTGACGCCATCCTGCGCGCCACGGCCCGCCGCGCCCTGACCATGTCCGAGGTCGTGACGGCCGTGCGCCTGAACACCAAGGCCCGCTTCGACCCGTCGATTGAGAGGCTGAAGACCCGAGAGGCGCTGAAGAACCTCCGCCGTCTGGGGCTCGTCGCCCGCACCCCGAACGGCTGGTCCATCACCATCCACGGCCAGCGCGCCCTGGACCGCCCCGCGAGCAAAGGAGGCCGCGATGCAATCCGCTGACCCCGACCGGCTGGACGGCGCCGACGCCATCGCCCGCCACCTGGGCAAACGCCCACGCTGGGTCTATCAGGCCCGCGAACAGGGCTGGCCCGTGCCGATCCGCAAGCGGCCGGGCATGGGCATCTACGCCTTCAAAAGCGAACTGGATGCGTGGCTGCGCTCCGATGAAACCCTGCCGGGCCACGCCGCCTGATGATCCGGCCTTCTGGCCGAGGTGATGACGCCGCCCTCTGACCGTGCATCTATGCGGCGCTGAAAGGATACCCGCCGCATGGCTCACGTTCGAAAGGTCACGCATCCGCCGCGCCGCGACGGCAGCGTCAAGACCAGCTGGCGCGCGACCTGGCTAGGCCAGGACGGCAAGCGCCAGTCCAGGAACTTCGCCCGCAAGAAGGATGCGGACGCGCACCTGTCCGAGGTCAACGCGGGCCGCATCGGCGGCTCGGCGTCCATGACCATGCTCGACCTCGCCGATCAGCACATCCGTTACTTCGATGGTCTGGTGAAGGCGGGCAAGCGCGCGGCCGTCACGCGCGACGCCTATCAGATGATCCGCGAACGCATGGCCACCGGCGATCCGGCCTTCGCCCGCAGGCGTCTCAATGACCTGCGCGCCGTAGACTGCCAGAACTTCCTGGACGATCTCTTCGCCCGCACCGGCTCCAGCGATCAGGCCGTCAGGTCCCGCCGCGCGCTCGTCACCTGGTGCCGCTTCGGCATGCGCAAGGGATGGCTGAACGCAAATCCGGCCCAGCCCTGTGTCGTGGAACGGGAGGCCGCCGCCCGCGACGGCGAACCGTCCTTTGAAATCCCCGACAAGACCACCCTGGCCGATCTGCTGAAGGCGGCGGCCGAGGGCGATCACGCCGTGCGCGACACAGCCGTCGTGCGCCTGCTGATGTTCGGCGGGTTCCGGATATCGGAACTGCTGGGGGCGGCCGACGACGCGGCCGTCATCCGACCGCAGGGCATGACGCTCAAGGTGCGCGAGAAGCTGGATCGCCACTACAAGACGCTCGACCCCCTGAAGACGGCCAAGAGCCGTCGGGACGTGCCGCTTGGCCAGGCCGCCGCCCTCGCGGTCCGGGCGTGGCGTTTGTCACGCGGTCCCGCTCGCGCCTTCACCCATCAGGACGGCAAGTATCAGACGCGCCGCGTCTCCGGCCGCCTCTTCCCAGACCCGCGCACCGGCGCCGGGGTCTGGGGGTACAATGAGTTCGTGAACGACTGTTGGCTCCCGCTCATGCGCCGGGCCGGGCTCGTCCAGACCCTGCCCGACAGCAAGGGCAAGAACAGGCCAGTCCAGGCCTTCGGCCCCCACATGCTCCGCCACGTCGCCGTCAGCCTGTGGCTGGCGCAGAAGCCGCGCCCGTCGATCAAGAAGGTGCAGGAGCTTGTCGGCCACGCCACGCTTCAGATGACCATGGACCTCTACGGCCACCTCTGGACGGATGAAGACGAGGACGCCGCCATCGCCCAGGCGAGCGAACGCCTGATCGGCTGA